GACCCAACCCGCCCCGACTCGTCCGGCAGCCTGTCCCAGACGGAGTGGATGGCCGACAAGGCCCGCGAAGCGTTCCTCGCCCGCGACCCGGCCACCGGCCTGTGGCTGCACCAGATCACCATCCCCGGGGTGAAGAACCGGTCCCGGTCGCTCGAGACCGAACCCGGGGGAACGAATGATCCCGCTGATGCCATCATCGGCTACGTACAGCGCTTCAGGCTCGACCTGACGCCCGCCTGACCCACGGTCAGGCTTGTAGGACCGCACCGCGGCGGGACCCCACGCGGACGCCACCACCAAGTGGCCGCCACCGCCGTACCGCATTCAAGGGGTCCCCACCATGGGCAGGTTCTCCCGCAAGGGCGTAACAAAGATTCTCTTCTCGCCGACCATCGCCGCCGCGAGCTACATCCCCACCCGTACCGAACTCGGCGCCGCCATCCCGCTGACGAAGGCCATCGCAGCCGTCGAAGGGTTCGCCCTGGAAAACCAGGAGATCGAAACCCCCGACCTCGAGTCGACGTTCACCGCGAAGATCCCGGGCGACGACCAGGCCGCCGACTCCACGCTCACCTTCTACGAGGACGACACCGTGTCCACCCTCGAGGAGACGCTCGCCAAGGGCACCACCGGGTTCATCATCATCCTCCGCAAGGGCGACCTCCCCGCGTCCAAGTCCATGGACGTCTACCCGGTGCGTGTGGCATCCAAGTCGTCGGCGATCACCGTGGACAACGAGTCCGCAAAGTGGATGGCCAAGTTCTCCATCACCGACACCCCGGTCCTCGACGCCGAAGTCCCGGCAGCCGGCACTGACGAGGTCCAGACCGTCACGGTCACCGGCACGCCGACCGGCGGCACGTACACGCTCACCTTCGACAGCCAGACGACCAGCGGTATCGCGTTCGACGCGACCGCGGCCGCCGTACAGACGGCCCTCGAGGGCCTGTCAAACATCGACCCGGGCGACGTCGTCTGTGCGGGCGGACCGCACCCGGGCACCGCGGTCACGGTCACGTTCGGCGGCCAGTACGACGGCGTCAACGTCGAGCAGATGACCGGCGACGCGACCGGCCTGACCGGCGGCACCACGCCGGCGGTCACGGTCACCACCACCACGCCGGGCGGCTGACCCGGCTCCCCCTGAAAGCTCCTGGCCGGGCCCGACGTGTTCGGGAAGGGGCGCTTTGGCGCCCGGCCAGGTCCCCCCTTCCCTGACGGAGGACCACGATGCCGAGCAACACCAAGACCACGAAGACCGCACCGCCCGCGCAGGCGGTCGCCGCAGATCCGCACTGGACCGCAACGAGGGAGCGTCTCGCCGCACGCACCCGGCCCACGGCCCGGATGACGATCTGCGACGACCACGCAGTGAAGGAGACGCTGTCCCGCGCCCAGTTCGCCGCCCGGACCGCGAAGGCTGCGGTCGACGCTACGGACACTCCGGAGAACCAGGCCGCGTTCGAGACCGCGCAGACGGGCCTCGAGGCGGCGCAGGCCGCGTTCGACGAGGCGGCAATCGTCCTCAAGTTCCAGGCCCTTGAGAGGCCGATGCTCGAGCGGCTGAAGAAGGAGCACCAGCCGACCGAGGAACAGGCCGAAGAGGGCTTCGTCTTCAACGTCGACACCTTCGCCCCAGCCCTCATCGCCGCCGCGTCCCTGGACGGCATGACCGAAGCCGACGCCCGCCACTACCTCGACACCTGGTCCGAAGCCGAAGCAATCAGCCTGTGGAACACCGCCTACGGCGTCCAGGGCGACGCGTCACGCCTGGACGTGGGAAAAGGCTGATCGCAGATGAGCGCTTCCGTGCCGAGCTCGAACTGTGCGACCGGTGGGGCATCCCCCACAGCCTGTTCCTGGGCGCCGGGGACGGCACCTGGACCGCACGCGACCGGCACAAAGCCCTCGCCTACCGCGACTACCAGCGGACCGTGTGCCCGCAGTGCGGCACCCGGCACGACGAATGGGACCACGGCGGCGACGACGAAGAAGACCTGTACGCCGTCTCCGTGCAGAAGTGCACCGGCTGCGAAGTCATCGCCGACAAGCAGCAGGAACTCGAGAAGCAGGGAGGAGGCATCAACGGCCTGAAGGTCGCTCTGGTGCCCGCCTCGGTGCAGGCGGCACTCGAAACAGAGCGGGAAATGGCCAGGGCCCGGCGCGGTCGGCGCAGCTGGGACCACGAGGACAACGAGTAGTAGGGGAGGGCGGGCACGGTGGCCAACTGGAACCTGAGCGTTGACCTGCGCGGCCAGGGCAGCAACCTGGCCGCGACCCTCCGCGACTCCGCCCGCGAATCCCGCGGCCTGGCCCGCGACGCCCGCAAGGCCCGCACCGAGATCCGCGGACTGGGCACGGACGCCAACACGGCCGCCACCCGCATCACCCGACTCGGGGTCGCATCCAGCACGGCGCAGCGCCGACTGCTGCGCATGTCCCGGCAGGCCAAGCAGTCCGCCCGCGATCTGCGCGATGTGGCCGATGCTGCGGATGCGGCCGACGCCCGACTGCGGGCCATGAACGGCGACGTACGTCTCAACGCCCGCCTCGACGACGACACGGCCACCGGCGCCGCGTCGGTCCGCGCCGCAATCGCTGCCCTGAGCAGCCTGAACCCGGTCGCCATCCGGGCCCTCGTCGACAACGACACCGCGCCCGGCGCTGCGGCCGTGCACGCCGCGGTCGCCGGCCTGAACGGCCTGGGACCCATCCGGATCGGCGCCCGCCTGGACGACGACACCGCCACGGGAGCAGCCGCCCTCCGTGCAACCGTTGCCGGCCTGAGCAGCCTTGGGCCCGTTACCGTCGCGGCTCGCATCGACGACAACACCGCCGCCGGTGCGACCACCGCCCGCTCGACCGTCGCCGGACTGGGCAGCCTGGGGCCGGTCGCCATCCGCGCACTCATAGATGACGACACCGCACCCGGGGCGGCCACGGTCCGGTCAACCGTCGCCGATCTCGCCACGCTGGGCCCCGTCGCCATCCGGGCCCGCGTGGACAACGACACCGGCGCGGGTGCGGCCGCCGTGCAGGCGGCCGTCGCCGGACTCGGCACGCTGGGCCCCGTCCGTATCCCCGTCCAGTTCGACGCCGACACCGCCCAGATCACCGCGGTCGGCGCCGCAGTCACCGCCGCCCTCGCCGACATCCGCAGCGAATCCAGGGACACCTCCCGGGCCCTGCTGCTCCTCGCCGCCCGCGCCCGCCGCACAGCCCGAGAGCTGGACGACCTGGCCGACCGCGCCAGAGCAGCCGCCACCGGCATCCTCACCCTCGGCGACGCCGCCCGCACCACGTCAGGAAACGTCGGCGACCTGTCCACCAACTCCCGCACCCTCCGCGGAGACCTCGACGACCTCGACGGCTCCGTCACCCGCCTGTCCGGCAACCTCAACGGCCTGCGCGGCACGATCGGCACCGTCAACACGTCCGGCAACGGCAGGCCGGCACCATCCGCACGATCCTGATCGCCGCCGGGCTGCTCGCGACCGGCATCATCCCCGTCGCCGCCTCCCTCGCCCCCATAGCCGCCGGCCTGACCGCCTCCGCCGTTGCCGCCGGAGCGTTCGGTGTCGCGATCGCCGGCCAGATCATGGCCGTCACCGAAGCGTCCGAGGCGCAAAAGAAGTACGACGACGCGGTCCGTGAGCACGGCAAGGCGTCCGAGCAGGCCGTCACCGCAGAGCGCGAGTACCTGCGGCTGGTAGAGGAGATGCCGCCCGCCACGCAGGAAGCCGCCGCCGCAGTCTCCGTCCTGAAGGACGAATACAAGGAGTACTCCGACGCGCTCGCCGAGGACACCATGCCCGTGGCCATCAAGGGCATGGGCCTGCTTCAGGCGATACTCCCGAAGACGACGTCCCTGGTCCGAGGCACGTCGGCAGAGTTTGAGCACATGCTGGACGTCCTCGCCGGAGCCTCGCAGACCGAGGGCTTCGACGAGATGAACGAAAAGTTCACCGAGTTCGCCACCAGCACCCTCGCCAAGGCCACCAGCGGCGCCGTCAAGTTCGCGACCGCCATGGACACCGGAGAGATCGGCGGCGACTGGGAAGAGTTCATGGACTACGCCCGCGAGGTCGCCCCCCAGGTCGGCGACGTACTGTCCGAACTCGCCACCACCATGCTGCACCTGCTGATCGCCGGATCCGACCTGGGGGTCGGCGTCCTCCAACTCGTGGAAGCCCTCGCAGCCCTCGTCAACGCCGTCCCACCCGAAGTGCTGTCGATGCTGCTCCAGTTCTACGCCGCCACCAAGCTTGTCACCCTGGGCGTCGCAGCCCTCACCGCGGTCACCGGCGGTGCCGCGGCCGCCCGCCTCGGCGCCTACTTCGCGGTCATGCGCGCGGCCGGCGTCGGCACCACGCTGCGGGCGACAGCGGCATCCATGTCCGCCACCGCCAAGGCCGCCGTCGGCCTCGGCGTCCTCGCCGTCGCCGCGGTTGGTATCAGCAAGCTGGCGGAGAACGCCCGCGGCGCGCCGCCGGACGTCGACAAACTCACCACCTCCCTGAAGGACCTCGCGCGCACCGGGAAGTTCACCGGCGAGCTGAAGAAGACCTTCGGTGACGTCGACGGTGTCGTGAAGAAGATGGAGGAGCTCCAGAAGGCGACCAAGGAGCAGGAGGAGTACGTCGAGTCCTTCGGGAACTCAGGCATCTCCGTTCTCGATGATCTGAGGAGCGGCGCCCACAACCTGTGGTCCGACTTCAGCGACGGCGAGAAGTCCCTCACCGCGCTCAAGGAGGACTTCGAGGGTCTCGATGAGTCGATGGCCGGCCTGGTGTCATCCGGGTACGGGGAGCAGGCGGCCAGCGACTTCGACATGATCTCTGCCGCTCTGAGGAAGTCCGGCAAGACCACGGCGGAGATCAACGAGCTGTTTCCGCAGTACCAGGCTGCTGTCGCCGCATACAGGGCCGAACAGGAGTTGGCCGCCGCAGGTATGGGCCTCTTCGGTGAGCAGGCGCTCGCGACGAAGAGCAAGCTCGACGCACAGAAGGCGTCCGCGGACGGTCTGCGCGGCGCGATCCAGGCCCTGAACGACATCAACCGAGCTGGGCTCGGCGGAATGATCGCGTTCGAGCAGTCGATCGACGACACCGCCAAGGCCATCCGGGACCTCGAGGGGACGCCCCTCAAGAGCCTCAGTAACGACATCACCAGTCTGCTCAGTAACCCGGAAGCCCGGAAGGCAGCCACTGCCCTCCAGGACCTGGCCCAGAAGACTGATGAGGCGGCCGTGTCGGCCCGCGCGTCGAAGGCGCCCTGGCAAGAGGTCCAGGCGATCTACAAGCGGGGCCGGGAAGAGTTCGTCAAGCAGGCGGTGGCCGCCGGCCGTACCACCGAGCAGGCCAACATCCTGGCTGACGCCTACCTGGGCATCCCGGACGACGTGGAGACCAGGGTCCAGATGCACGTCGAGGACGCGATCGCGGGTCTCGACACCGTACTGGAGAAGATGCGGGCCACCCCTGACGCAAAGTCTGTGACCGTCAGCGCGCTGACCCAGTCGGCCATGGAGATGCTCCGCACCCTGGGTTTCACCGTGGAGCGGCTGCCGAACGGCGAGTTCAAGGTGACCGCCCTGACCGGCAACGCGAAGGCGAACATTGCGGCGGTGCAGTCCGCGCGGGACGCCTTGTCGGATAAAACGATTACGATCACGACGAACCGGGTCGTGTACGAGAACCACATCGTGTCCTCCACTGGCGAGACGCGGTCCCGGAAAAGGCCACGCGCAGGAAGCTCCGCAGACGGCAACATCTACGGCCCGGCGCAGGTCCGTTCCTACGCGAACGGCGGCGTGGAGAACCATGTTGCGCAGATTGCCCAGCCCACGTTCCGCATGTGGGCGGAGCCGGAAACCGGGGGCGAGGCGTACATCCCGTTTGCCGCAGGTAAGCGCCCCAGGTCGCGGGCGATTGCGGAGGAGACCGTACGACGTCTCGGCGGCGACCCGCAGGCGATCCAGTGGAACGCCGCCGGGTCCGTGACCGACTGGCGCTACGACCCCAACACCGGGTCCCTGTACTCGCCGACAGACGCCGGGCAGGCCGGCCGGAAGACGAAGAAGGTCAAGGGCAAGGAGGTCTCCTACTTCGATCTCGGCGCGGTGGAGCGAAAGCTCAAGTCCGCCTCGTCGGCGACCCGGGCGTGGAACCGGGACCTGGAGAAGGTCGCGGACCGGGCCGGTGGGGACGTTGCCGAGGCACTCGCCGCCATGGGTGACGAGGGTGTGGCGCTGGCCCGGAAGATGGCCCGCGGGTCGACGAAGTACCTGAACCAGATGGCGGCTGCGCTCCGGGGCCTCGCGGTGACGGCGCGGGCCTCGCTGGCGGACTACACCCGGGCCATGGGGAAGGCCACGGCGACGGACGCAAAGTTCGCCTCCAACCTGGCCACCCTCGCGGGCCGCGGGTACGGGGACCTGGCCGGTCAGTTGGCGGCGCAGGGCGACCAGGCCGCGATGGAGCTTGCGGCGGCCGCGCTGGGCGACAACCGGCGGGCCGCCGCCGCGAACACTGCCGCGCGCCGGGCGAACACTGCGCTCACCAGCGACCAGGTACAGCAGCTTGTTGCGATCATCGCCGCTGTTCGGACGTCGAAGACCGGGCTGCATGATGTCGCGGACACGACCGGCCTGGGCGAGGACGACATCGTCGCCATCGCCACCAAGGCCCGCTCCCAGATCTCCAGCAGTCTCGGCTCCCGTGCGGCGAAGTTCCTCGCGGACCTGGCCCGGGCGCAGAAGGGCCTGTCGTACGAGAACGGCGGCATCCGGCCGGGGATCTACGGCACCCGTGACGGCGCGGTGACGTTTGCGGAGCCGGCCACCGGCGGGGAGGCGTTCATCCCGCTCGGGGCGAACAAGCGCCGCCAAGCCACAGCAGTGCTGAAGGACGTGGCGGGCCGGTTCGGGATCGGGCTCACCGACGTGGCCGCGGCCCGGCACGTCGTCGTCATCAAGGACGGCAACACGTATATCAACGTCCCCGCTGTGCGCACGGGTGCATCGGCGTCGGACATCGGATTCCAGGTCGGTCGCAGCTACCGGCGCGCGAAGCGCGGAGGGGTGGACACCCGTGGCTGACATCGTGTTGACGGACGGGCAGGTCGACTGGTTCGGGATCCCTCTCGGGCCCGGGACCAGCGTCAACATCATCGACATCTCGGGCCTGGGCCGGCCGTCGACACGGGACAACGACACCGACCAGCCCTCGGCAGACGGCGCCTGGCCCGGGCCGGACTACTACGCCCCCCGTCAGGTGCAGATCGACGCGGCGATCAAGACCCCGGGTGACAGGGACGCGTGCGAGACCCTCCTCGCGCAGATCCAGGAAGCCGCCGACACCCCCACTGTGCGGCTGGTCGGCGGCGCCACGCAGTCCCTGCGGTACAAGCGGCCCGGCCGGACTGTGAAGCGCCTGTACGGCCGGGTCCGCCGCATCGACCCGGAGATAGGGCAGGCCAAGCACGGCTACATCCCGTTGGACCTCGAGTTCCTGGGCACCGATCCGACCTGGTACGCCGACGAAGAGCAGGTGACCGAGATCCCCCTCGGCTGGCTCACTGGCGGAGGGTTCGCCGCCCCCGTGACCGCCCCGATCTACGTCCAGGACGGTACGACCGCCGCGGACCGGCCCGGCTGGGTCACCAACAGCGGGACGGCGGACACCTGGCCGATCATCCGTATCACCGGCCCCGTCGCAACCGTCACCGTCACCCACGTCCCTACCGGCCGGCAGCTCGTCATGCCCACCCTCAATCTGGACGCCGGGCAGTGGATAGAGATCGACACCCGGCCCGGGCGGCGCACCGTCCTCCGGGAGAACGGCGGCACCGCTGACGTGCTGTCCCCGTCGTCCCGGATCGACGAGTTCGCCCTGCCGCCCGGCCAGTCCGAGATGCGGTGGACCGGCTTCGACTCCACCGTAACCGCCCGTCTGCGCCTGACCTGGCGCGACGCCTACACAGCCCTCTAAGGAGCAGCAGTCATGCCTCTCTTTCCGCGTCCGCTGCTCACCAACGGAGCGACCCACCCGGCGGAGCAGTTCCGCATGATGATCCGCGACATGGTGTCCGGAGCGGAAGGCATCACCGAAGGCGACGACCTCAAGGTCACCGAGCTCGACACCCCTGGCGGCGGGGTCCAGATCTCTGACGGGTCCGGCGTCGTCCGTGGCCGCGTGCAGCCCTTCCAAGGGCACTATGCGGTGTGCAACACCGGGACCGACACCTCGGTCGAGATCGCGGCGAACGGTGGCGGCTCGACCCGCTACGACATGGTCATCGTCCGCGTCGAAGACCCTCAGTACGAGGGAACCCTTGACCCGGAGGCCGACGAGGTCACCTACTTCCAGGTCATCTCCAACGTCGGCGCCGCAGACACCGCAATCCCCGACGGCCGCACGGGGATTCCCCTCGCCCGGATCGCGATACCCGCATCCACGGCCACCATCACCAACGCCATGATCACCGATTTGAGGTCGGTTGCCGTACCCCGCCGCCATCGCACCGTGGTCACCCAGTCCCCGGCGTCGATCAGCACCGGCATCGGCAGCTCCACCAGCTGGTCATACTTCAGCACCGCAGCCGGCGTGAACATCGCCGTCCCCGACTGGGCCACCAAAGCCGTCGTCAAAATCGACGTGAGCCCGCTGCGCTACGCCCTCGGCGACTTCTTCGGAAAGATCGGCGCAACGTTCGGCGCCAGCCTCGTCACGCAGGACATCTTCCTCGACGACAACCAGGGCACCGGGGTCCGCCGCATCCCGGCAATCATCGCCGACACGCTCACCATCACCGACGCCTACCGCGACACCACACAGCTCCTGCGCGTCCGGGCCGCCGGCCTCATCGGCGGGCAGGCCGGCCGGATCTACGTCGACTCCGGCACCACCATCGCCTACGACGTCCAATTCGAAGAGGGCCCCCGGTGAGCGACGACCGGGTCCTGACCCAGCACGCCCTGACGGGGGAGTGGCTATCCCTGGCCCTGCCCGTGTCCGATCTGGCGTACGGCCCCGAACTGAACGGCCCCGGCAGCCTGTCCGGCCGCCTGTCGCCGCGGCTGGTCGCCCAGAGCCCCAGCCTCCTCGACCCGGGCACGACGTTCATCTACGTCGAATCGTCCGGGCAGCTCCGCTGGGGCGGCCTGATCTGGCATGCCGAAGCGCAAGGCGACGCATACACGATCGAAGCCGCATCCTGGTCGTCCTACCTGGAGCGACGGTTCGACCTGGACGGAAACTTCGGCGGCCGCGGCCCCTACAGCAACGCCGACCCGTGCCAAGTGATCCGCGACGTGTGGGAGTACGCCCAGGGCGTCGCCGACGGGGACCTCGGTGTCGTCGTCGACCCGACCACCTCGACCGCGAAGGTCGGCACCACTGCCGAGCCGTACAAGTCCGGCTGGTGGGACAGCAAAAGCCTCGGCTCCCACATCGACGACCTTGTCTCCGGGGCGGCGACCCCCGACTACACGTGCGACGTCGCCTGGAACACGGACAGGACCGCACCGGTACGCCGGATCCGTCTCGGCTGGCCCAGGCTCGGAGCCCGCCGCACCGACCTCACCTTCGCCTCCGGCGTGAACATCATCGAAGAGCCCCCCGTGGCGATGGGCGCAGACGAGTACGCGCAGGTCGTCATCGCCATGGGCGAGGGTGAAGGGTCAGCGAAACGCCGCGCGATCTCCGCCGTCCGTAACGGCCGGCTGCGCCTCGAGCAGGTCACCGACCACGCCGGGATCAAAGGCCGCGACATCCTCGCCGCCCGGGCCGCAGCAGAGCGCCAGGAGCGCCAGAACCTCGCGACCGTCGACCAGATCACGATCCGCGACACCCCGGCCGCCCGGTTCGGGTCCTGGCAGGTCGGCGACGACGTCCCGGTCCGCGTCCACAACGCCTGGGTCGACTACGTCGGCTGGCGCCGTATCACCGGCTGGACCATTCACCCCCACGCCCAGGGCGGCCCCCGGGCCGTGATCGACCTGAAGCCCGCAGACACCTACCAGTACGCAGGAGTGTGACCGTGACCGACATCGGCGCCAAGCTGGCCAAGCTCGAGAAGAGACTGGCCGCAGTGGAACGTTCCTCCCGCCTGTCGTCCGCCTCGTTGGACGACAGGCGGGAGGAA